ATATGATGGTTTTTTACGCCATTTTTTGAGTGCGTTGGATAAAATCATGGTATTTGTAAGTATTTATAAGGGGTCGTTATAACTCGTTATAATACAAGGGTTTATACGCCATCGGTAAGAAAACTCGTAAGTCGTTGTAAACAAAGGGTTTATTTCATCCAGTCTAAGTCATTGTTTTATATAGAGTTACAGTCGCGTGTCTGTAACTCGTTTAAAAACAAGCATTTATATTATGCGCATTTCAATCAATATTTCACGGCGGATGAGTATTTTCTAAAATCAACGGTCGATTGTCTGTAATGACCAATAAAACAAGGACTTACAAGGGCGTGTAAGTCCCCATTTCTAAAGGGCTCGGTCGATTGTCTGTAACTACTTGTAAACAAAGGGCCTAATCAACTAGAAATATTTGACATATGAATTGAAAGCTGGGTATAATGGTTATGTTTCGTTGATGAGGAACAAATATTAATTAAATGAGGACTACAAAATGGATATTAATGAGAAAGAAAAATTAGAATCAAAAGGCATTAAAGTTACAATCTGTCCGCCACGAAAAGCAAGAGGTTCAAGTGGACAAAATTTTAGTTTAATAAAAACTAAATTTCATCAAAAATCAAAAAGACCACATAAACATTCAGCACCATCAACTAAAGTTGTTTCTGGAATTTATGGAAACAATCAACAAAAAGATGGAAAACTTCAACATCGTGGACTCAATCCACTAGCAGCACAAGAAAACAAAGCAATTGAAAATTACTAAAAAGGAGATTAAAAATGGAAATTAAACCACAATATTACGGAGCAGTTATTACTGGAAATATGGTAACAGAAAAAGAGTTGAAAAAACTCAAAAAAAATGGTGGCTTTGTTAAGTGTCCAACACGAAAAGCACAAGGCTCTAAAAATGCACGTTGGGGTCAAGTTGGAAAATGAATATTAAAGAGATTTTAACAGATATATTCATATTATTATTACTTTGTATATTAACTTTTTTAGGACTATTCTTATAATGAAATTAAAATTACTTGGAAGCAATCAAACGGAAGTAAACTTTGACAACGGAAATTGTATTTTCTTTTCTTATGAGCAAGCAGTTTGTGTTCGTAATGAAAACGGATGTTTTGTAACAGATGAAAAATATTCACAAACTACTTCTAGGCATATTAATAAATGGATCGCTAATCTGTCTAATACAATAATAAAGATGGTTCCGCAATCTGAACTTGATACAATGTTAGGCTTCACCAAATCCAAAACTGAAAGAGGTGCATAATGAGTACATATAAACTAGAAATTCCAAGAAATCAATTTAATCGAATCGCAGGCGCATTTGAATCAACAATTATTAATGTTAACGGATATGATCTTGATAATGATACGGTCATTTTTTCGATATCTGAAAAGCAACGAAAATCATTCGCAAAATACGCAGTTAAAAAAGACAATCCAAATGTATCTAAAAAAATGAGAGCAACTTATTGGATTACGCAGATGTTCTTACCACGCAATATTGCTCAATATTTAGTAAAATGATAAATACTATGTCGGCTATGGCAATTATCAAAACGACTGTAAGCCCTTATAAAACAATGGTTAGCGTTATCAATAACTCTGTAAACTACCATAAACAAAGGGCTCGGTCGTTTGTCCATAAGTCCTTATAAAACAACAACTTAAATATGCAAATACATTTGACATTTGGCCAAAAGGCGGATATAATAGTAGTATGAAAATAAGAAATAAAGATAAATCAAATAAGGACTTAAAAATGAATAAAATGAAACTAAATTATGAAGTAATGAATCTTGCAAATGATATTAATAAAAACTATCATGGTTGGCTGTCTTGTGTGACTTTAACATCTGAATATAAAAAAGAAAGTCGCGACTTCGGTCATGGTTTTGGAGTTTTTACTGGTTCAAAATATTATCGTATCGAGGCTTCTGGAAAATCTGGATGTAATTCTATTATAGACCAAGAAAATTCTAAGTTATATGTAACGGCTTATAAAGCTAAACATGTTTGGGGCTTTGTTGCAAAATCTGATTCTGAAAACCATAAACGCGGTGATATTTTGAATAAGAATTATAAAGTAGTTGGAAATATTCTTGATGGTGAAAAAGCAAATCTTGGAATGCCAAATTCTCAATATCCAAATTTTCAAGATTGTTGGAATGGCGCAACAGATTGGAACGCACTTGTATAACTTAAAAAGGAAAAATAAAATGATGATGATTAAAAATGATACTTTAAAAGAAATGAATAACATTCCACATGGTTGGCGAAAACAATCTCTAAATTATTTAGTTAAAAATTGTTCTTCTTATGTAGTAACTCCAGAAGGCCATGAACATTGGTTGTTTCGTTCTGTTATCTTAACTCATTGGGGAACTGATACTGGTTACACTCGAAAATATCTTGGTTTAGCATTTCCAGATAATTTTGAATCTTGGACTTTTGATAATAATAAAATAGCATCAGAAGCTTTTAAAACACATCACGAAATGGAGAACGCATAATGGGCGCACATTACACAAACGATTTAGTAAACCATATTAATAAATTAAACCAACAAACTATTGATCGCGGAGCAGTTGGAATATTAACAAATGATCCGAGTCATTGGGCAGGCTATGGTGTTTATACCATTGGTGACTTTCAACTTTATTTGGAACGTGAGCATGAACGAAATATGTATAAAAGTCAACTTGGAGAATAAAATGAAATTTTTAATAAACGCATATGTAAATAAATATAATTTAATCGAATTAGTCTATGGAGTTGATACATTACTAAATGAAAAAGAACGTATGTGGAAAAATCCAAATCCATATTATAACGCTTGGTATAGTGAAACTGAGATTAAATCTTATATCGAAGATATGGATAAAATAGAAATTAAAGAATTAATGGAGAACGCTTAATGAAATTAGAAAATACTATGTCGGCTTCAGTAGAATTTTTAATCTGTGACATTATAGATAATTATTATCGTTGGTCAGATTCTATTAAAATGAAATCTGGAAACTCTGGACAACTGGCAAACGATAAAGATGCCCGAGATGTTCAGGCAGAAGAATTTAAAAATGGCATTACTTATAAAGTGAATAGTAAATACATCAAAATTTATACCACGAATAAATGGGGTCAAAAATCAGTATGGGGCTTTGTGGTTCGTGAGAATAATACAGTTAAATGTACAACTTCAGAATGTTATTTTGAAAAAGGTGACTTGTTGAAAGCTGCAACATACAAACAAGCATTACGTAATTTTTCAAGAGGCAATATTTTAAACGGTCAAAATGCAACACACATTAACGGACCGATGCAACCAGATTATCCAAATTATAAAACAGTATGGACAGGAGCAAACTAATGCAAATGATAAAAACAAATACATTAAGTCAAATATTTAAAGAGCATAATATCGAAGTGGATAGAATAAGTAAGATTAGAACTTTACAAACATTTTTAAATGATACTACTCTGGACATTCCACTAATGCGTCGGGCGGTTTCTATGTTAAATCTCCGATGGATTCTCAGAAATATTCAAGTGAATAATTCAGAGCATGTAAATATTAACAAAATAATTAAACTAACAAAAGAGGTTATATAATGATAGAAATTAAAAAAACAAATGATAATTGGGCAGATGTTGCCCTAGTAGAAAAGTATATTTTAATGTATGACTTTGAGTATAAAGGCCCAGATTTATACGAATGTCCAGGCGGACATATTTGGCATGTATCTCATATCGCAGATGAAATTGACAACATGACAATAGATCAGATTAACGAACTTTCAAAATACGGAGAATAAAAATGCCGAAATTAATTATAGAAAAAATTCACGATAAAAAAACTTATGGTAAAGATATGTATAAAGTAGTCAAGCTTATTGACTCACACCGATTGCATTTATTACAAACACAATTTGATGAACCATCGATGTTACGTTATATTCAATCGTTGCCAAATACTTACAAGTATGAAATCAAGAATAAAACAGGTGTATAATATGATTAAAAATAAAACCAAGTTGGAACTAGCATTAGATAATTGTAATCACACAATGGAACTTATCCGTACATTAGTTCCAATACTGGTTTTAATAATCCAGATTATCATACTGGTGAAACTTTTCTAGGGTGCAACTCTCCATAAGACCCAGGCCCATTATTATTTTAGCCAATAGAAAAGTTTATAGAGGACTTGGTTTAACTCCATTTTTCCAAGTCCTCTAATACCATTTTTAAAATTTTTAAGGAGAAGCTTATGACTATTAAAGAATTAGAAAAGAAAATAAAGAAACAGCAAAAAGATATTAACATGCTAATAGAATTAACGAATAATTCTGTTGAGATGTTATGCGACCACAAGAAAGCTATCAATAGTATAGGTAAGATTGAAGAATTTAATAGAAAGCGAGTTGACAATATGGAAAAATGCTTTGATGAATTACTCCAAAATTTTGCAGAAGGAGAATATGAAAGCGAAAATACTATAATCCATTAATGGTACACTAATAAGGGACTAAAAAGTTCCTTGTATATAACCAGTAACTTTGGTATAATGGTTATATTAAATCAGCAAATCAATAACATATCGTTATTGATATTTTAAAAAGGAGTATATATTATGAATGATACAATTACAATGATTGATTCAGAAGAAACAGCAGATGAGATTTATCCACTTACGGTGGAAGAATACAACGATTGGGACATTATCGCTGAGAACGTAGAAGTAGAATAATCTACTTCCACAAAAATTATTACTTTAAAAAGGAGTTTATATTATGAATGATTTACTACCACTTACAGCAGCAGAGTTCGAGAATGCAACATCTCAGTTTATTACGGTAGACGTTGATGGAAATGACGAAGTTGTTTTCGATCTAAATAGTGAGGACGTAGAAGTAGAATAATTCTACGGTGATACTAGAATAGTATCCCTACGTTAAAAGGGACTTGGTTAATTCCAAGTCCCTTTTTTTTATTCTTTATAACTGCCTTCACCAGAAACTCCATGACCGATACGAATATTTTTACTTAAAAGTTCTTCTGGCCAATAACCATTTGGACAGGCCCCATCTTGAAACAAAACTTTCGCAGGCATATAACAACCACAAATAGAACATCCTCTTTCTCTTAATAGTTTATTACCATGATCTTTAATTCCAAAGTGTTCACATCCCTCACAAAAACTATATCTTTTCTCTGCAATCTCATCAGCAATAAAACCACTGGTCACTACTTTACCAAACTCTTTTATTCTATCTAACTTCTCAATCATCCAACCTTTCATAAGTTCCTCTCCTTACCACCAATATCCAGATGTTAATAAGAGTCCAGAAAAATATCTGTCCCCATTGTTTGTCCATATCAATATAAAAAGATTCCATTTGGTTTATCTTCATCTACATCCACATGGATAAAATCTTTGTGTAAACCAACTCTAGTAAACTCTGCATCTCTCAAAAGCTTTTTCACCAGTTCTAATCGAGTCCCCATATTAGTACAAGATATATCCGCAGCAACACCTTTTATATGTGAAGAAGTATCTCGACTACCAATATTTCTATTGTGAGATAAACAACGGATTCCACTATTGATTCTCATTGGCTTTCCATAAGACTTACGAACTATCTCTAATTCACTTACCAATCTTTCACTAATAACTATATCTCCATTACCACATCCACATTGACAATCAAATTCTTCTTTTGTAAAGTGTTCTGTCAATTTAGTCATGTTCCATTCTCCTCATCAAATAACTTCATTTGTCTATCTATATCTTTGAGAGGTAGTTCTTTATCACTAGACTTCCATATATGATCTATTAGTACCGTAGTTAAATGAGATAATCTCTTGTTTTCTTGTTCCAGAAGTTCTATTTCTGCTACCTGAGATTTCATGTATTCTATTCTCTCACTTGGAACTTCTTGGTCACGCATTACTGAAACATTTTTGTAAGGATTCATAGCTATTCTCTCCATATATTAGGGTTCCTTTCTATGTATAATCTTATGCTCTCTCAGAACTTTAAACAAGTTAATATTCTCTATTCTCTTAAGTCTTCCAGACTTACAGTATTCGCATCTTCCATAATACTCAGACCCCTCATATTTTGTTAATATACAAATGATAGATTTTTTGCACTTCTCATTGTCACATTTAAATGTATATGTCATTACTGATAATTTTAGTTGTCCATAATCAAATGGTGTCACACCGGTATTCTCTTATAATAAGTAAGTCCCATCGGTACTCTGCCTTTCCATTTCTCTGGAGGGACTATACACACATAGGGTTCTGGGCATATTCTTAGGTATTGTTCTTTATTAATTCTTTCATTTAGATGATGGATTAATGCCATGGAAGCAAAGAGCATGTAGATACATAGAGCTAGCAATATGGTATTTACTTGGGACTTGGTAGTGATTATTTTTTTCACGAAATTTTTCATAGCCGTTCTTGGTGTTTCTTTTGATATTCTCTGGATTTTTTGAGGGACTTAGTAAAGGAGGTTGCCAGTAAGCACACTAAGTCCCCCTCAATATATCCCTGTATACTGTCGCCTGACGATAGCCAACTCTGTATGACACCACAAATTACCAGCATCAGTCCAGTCAACGAATCTGTTCAGTTCCTCTGTAATAGACTGAGGATACTCTGTATCTCCTCTGAATACTCCTGTGACTCTCTTTTTTCTTCTGCTGTCATATCCACTCTTAGTTCATCGAGTATACACAGACTATCATTCATACACATACAGACTATATCTAGTTCCTCAGAGGATAACTGATACATACTGATGTTCTCTGAAAGTTTCTGTGAGATAGAGTAGACTCGTAATTGCAGAGTCTTGTCAGGATCATATTCATTCTGCACATCATTCATACACATTCGTATTGTTGCAACATGCTCCTCAGTAATGTCTGTTAGATACCGCATAGGGACCTGGCCTCTCTTTCATTTCAGTAAATTTCATTGGTAACTTGAGGAGGGTACCTTTAACTCCGCGTCCCCCTCGTATATACAGTGCCACATACTATAGCATATGCTCACTAGTACCATCACTACACACCAAGACACTATACGACACTATGTGACACTTTGCGTTATCAGGCCTGATTACTATCCGGCACTAATGGCCCTTAGAACCACTATAAGAGCCAATATAATGCTTAGTCCAACAAACCATGCTCCAAAAGAGTTTAACATAATAGCTAGTACTTCTTTAGTTGTGTTAAGAGAGCTGTTTGCCTCTTTTTGGTCAACTTAAATTTTCGCGGCATCCAGATAGGCATAGTGCCTTGTGTTATGTCTGTTATATCCCTTAGTATACGTTTCTTTATGATACTTGGTTGTTTATCTACTATATTGAGTTCCATATCACCATCTAGTATAGACCTTATCATGTATTGTATTGGATCAGTGTTTCTTACGGGTCTACCAGAGAAGCCTATCTCTTGTATATATGTAGAGAGAGAACCTTCTTTCAGAGGCTTCATTTTGAGTTTCTTTCTTAGTATATTGACCTTCTTGAGAATATCTTTTTGTGCCTTACTACCAGCAATTGAACCTAGAGCTTTTCTGGTTAGTTTATACAGTTGTGCCTTATCAGACTCCTCTGGTAATATCTCAGTATCCTTACAGTACTCTTTGAATGACTTCATGATAACCATTTAATAACAGCCCATATGATACCAATGATTACTCCAAGTCCTAAGAGTCCTCCTAGTAATAATGGTATTAATGCACCAACTGGAGCTGAGTTGCCTAGTAGAAATGGTGTTAATAGTAGTAATTTCATTTCTTTTTACTCCTCTTCTTATACTTACGTTTCTTCTTCGTTTTTGGTGCTTCTTCGTTTACTGATTTGATTAGTGATTCTCCAACGTCTTCTCCTGTCCATGATTCTTTTTCTCTTTGGCAGTACTTGTCTAGTGTCTTGGATATGCATGATTTGCCTGAGAATAATAGATATGTGAGTACTCCAACTAGTACTAGTAATAAGAGTAGCATGGCAGAGTCCATGTTATTTTATCTCCGTAATGGTTTGTGGTGTTTTATCGTGTCCAAATGGTGCTGGTGAGAACATACAATAGAGTCCTATGCATATGCAGATTATCAGGGCAATAGCTCCTTTGTTTATGTGTGATCCATCTGGTTTAAAGCCTATTGGTTTAATGTCTGACATTACTTGTTCCTCGTGATTAGTTTTGTTATTCCATAGCCTATTGCTACCATTGCGAATAGACCCGTTATTGCTGATACTATGGTTGCTAATAGTTGTGTTACTGTGAGTGACATATCTTGTAATTCGTTATATGTTACGTTGACCCAGTTAATCATTAGACTTGGAAATCACCATCATCGGGACCCAGACCTGAGTAATCTACTGGAAACTTGCCTACGTTTGGTACTTCTTTATATCGTGGTATTGATGAGTTTTCCAGTAGTTCTATACGTCTTTGTAACTTTGCGTTCTTGGTTGATAATACGTTTAGTTGTGACTCTAGTATTGTGCATTGGGTCCTGAGTTGCGATACTTCTGAATACTCTGCCATAGTCCTCTCCTATGTGTCGATTATAGTAGTATGTATAATGGTAGTTCATCAGCGTATTAACCTCCAGCGAAAACATTTGGTGAGCCTTGGGCAACAGATGTACATGCTACGATAGCATCACCAATTCTACCAGAACCACGGCCATTTACTATCACCGTAGACGAGCCCTTGGCAATTGGCATAGCATGTGGACAACAACAAGGAGGGCAACCACATGGTTTTAAGTGAACTGTGTTAATATCACCTTGTCTTGACCAAGGGATACCATTCACTAAAACATTAGGAGAACCTTGAGCTCTAAATGGTGTAGAACAATGTGTTACGTCAGCATCACCTATACGAGTTGCAGCTGGCATTATTCTATCTCTCCACTATTCAATTTTGTTATGACTCCTTGTATGACAGAACTTCCAAATACTTGTTCATACATATATCTGTAGTAAGGGTCTTGTATATGTCCAGATACAGTATATGCTTGTATGTATTGTTCCAGTTTGTCTACAACCATATTATAATATGCCATGTCCGTTGTAATGTGAGATGTGAATGCATCTTGATGTGTATCAATAGAAGCTACATAAGCAGTAATGGATGGTGTGATTGTTGCAATCTTGGCACTTACAATAGAATTTTCCCATGGTAATGCATCACCAGTAGCACCAGATACATATGCCTTATTTACATTGGATGAAACATTCAAACTAGCATAGGTCCCACCAGAGAATGGATTTGTATCCATATGTGTCTGTGCAGCTGCAATTGTAACATCACCTGTGAATAATGTTCCAAACAATCCTGTAAGATAGTTAGTGAATGTTATACCAAACGTATTTTCTGTGTCTGTAATTGCCATAGCTATACCCATCAGTCCATGTAAATTTGGTTTAATAATACCAGATGGGGGAGCATCATCTATACCAGACAATAGTTCCATGTGTAACTTGAAGTTATCAAGGTCAACAACTGTCAGATAATTTTTGAGTGTTGTGAGTTTCGTTTGTAACTCAGTACAAGTGGTAACATATGCACTAACAGTACTAGCTAAAGCTATCCCGTTATTTCCATCATATTGTGTTAATCCATCAAGATAAGCATCATTCCAACCTGTTGGTAGAAATGAATTGCCCTGCCATGCACCAAACTCAGCAGCATCTGCTGTTGAATTAGATATATCTGTAGCTAGTAGTCCTAGAACAACATCAATTCGTGCTACCAATGCTGTGACACTAGTATCTAGTGGATTAAAAAATGCAGTGCCACCAGTTAGGGCAGTAGCTAGTTGTTTAACGTGTTCTTTAGCCGATCCAAAACTATCGACCGGAAATGTTGGTGTTAGTCCTGTTGTAAATGTAATAGGCATAATATTAGTTCAGTAAAATAGTTGATCCAGTAATCTTACAAGTACTGGATACATTCGTTGTTTGTGTACTACCATATGTTTCTTGTACTGAGCTGGCAACAGTTTCAGATTTATTTGATTTATAGTCCTCTGTTACAGTTTTCGTAACAGTAATATCTTGAGTATCATCATATGTTTCTTTGACAGCTTTCTTGACATATTCAGTCTTTGTACCATTACAGACTATATTCCAGTCACCATCTATTTGTTGTTCAACATCACCCTTGACATACCAACTAGCATTTGCATCAATGGTAATATTACAGTTCCCCACTATATGCACATTGTCATTTTTAGCCTTGATAGTGTAATTATCACCAACGATTTTATGGACAGTCGTACCATCTGGATGTATTTCTTCAAATGTACCAGACCTATGATACTTATGTATTCTCTCATAGTCTGTTGTATCATCCCACTCCTCTATATGTCCAGACTCAGATTGTCGTACATGATTCTTTGGATATGTAGCACTATATGGAACTTCTGGTTCATCCCATTGAGTTTGTACATTAGCCATTGGTATATCTTTACCATTAGCAGTTCGTGCATCTTTCTTTACTTGTAATACTGGATGTTGTTTTGCATTGTTATTTACTGCAAGACGATTTGTATCTGGTTCGTTAAGAGCTGCATGCCATGGAGCTATTTCTTTAACTTCTTGTGTTGGATAGACACCATTAGGATCATTGAAACCAAGTTTAGTATCTGGTTTATCTTCTGGTATTCCACCAAATGTTCCAGTAATGACAGGTTCTTGTGCATTTTTACCATCACGAAAAAAACCAAAGACCCAAGTCCCTTCAACAGGTCCTGTTGGTGATGTACCAATTCCATTTATACTTGCACTAGTGATTGGTTGTGATGGTGTTGCCCATGGCAAAGTATTCGTTGGTATCTCTTGCTTACTATCTGTATGATAACCAAGAATACGCACACGAACTCTGCCCAACTTCAATGGGTCCCCTCTATCTTCTACTACGCCTTGCCACCAGACAAAATCTCCGTACATTATTTAGAAGCTCCCTGTTTTCTTGGCATACGATACGATGGCATTTGTTCCAATCCATCTTTACTCAATTCCAACACCATCTTATAACCAAAATTACCACTCTCACCCTGTGTAAAAGTATGTTTGATTGCTGTAATCAAATAAGTTCCTGTTAAATACTTATCATATGCATTTTCTCGTTTACCATCACTCGTACCTTCTGTTGATGGCACCATTAATTTTACCGTCATTCCAAGTCGTATGAATGTTGCTCCAGCACAATAAACATCCATTCGTACACTATCATAAACTTGTAAATGTGAAGATCGTCGGAGTTTCCATTCTTCAACTTTGTTATCGTATTCATGTGTGGCAGTCTTTGCATACATCTTATCATGTTTTGGATAAAACTCAACATGACTATCTGTATAATCACTTAATTGTCTACCATCTGTCACAGCTAAGTTTGGATCAAATGGAGGAGCTAATGAAACTCTGTAAGTATTACCAGCTTGTAACTCAGTTGGTGAATCTGCTATAAGTGGATATGTACCTGTATGATTATTCCACATCCAATCAGCATGACCATTAAAATCATGTTGATGTATTTTCTTCTTAACTATATCGTGTGTAAGTAACTTGGAAGAATATTGACCTTGTTTAATATTTTGAACTTTATCAAACAGATTCATATGAATTATATGGTCTGCATTTATATGTCCCTTAGACAATCCTTCAATCTTATCGGGATCTTCAACCATTGCTGGCATAGAAATTGTTATTAGAGGTTCTGATTCTGCCATATCATTCAAACTTCTAAAATGAGAACCACCCATAGTTTCATAGTAGAGAAAACTAGTTGATGTATGATCTTCTGGTTGTGACCGTTTAGCCAACCAATTGATAGCTTGATGAGGATGCCAATTTGGAATGATTACTTGCTCACTATTCTTTGTATTTTCCACAAATAAGTCTTTATCATCATCAAGATAGTTAGACCATATATCACCAACAATTTCATCAGCAGTCATATCTGAATATGACTTACTAATTTTTGTATGTATATTACTCATATACTGTTCTGATACCAAGTCTAAAGAAAATCTCTGTGATTTTGGTGTCTTTATGAATCTATCAGATAAATTATACACATGAAATAAAGGTGGGTTTATAATAGATGTTTCATTATCACTAACACCAGTTAACCGTATAGAAATATCAACAGTTTCTTCTCCTTGTATTGGTAATTTAGATGGAAGATTAAAACCTTCTTGTAGTGTAAGATGAGCAGTCATTGTATTTTCAAACAAATCTTCATAGATGTTCAGTTCCTCAAAATGTGGAACTAAACTCCATTTTCCAGCTGAACACTCAATGTTCATTTTTTCAATCTTAATATCACCGACTGTTACTTGATTAGGCATAATTTTTTAACTAGCTTTCATTAGTCTTTTAAATTCATCTACCACTAAATCTACAAACTGGGACTGAATAACTCTAATAGGTCGTTTAGCATCATTCAATGTCTGTTCGTGTCCAAAGTTGGTTACAATAGTAGCACCAGCTGCATCTGAATCTACTTCCAACCCACCAGATGAATAATGATTTGTTGCATTAAGATTACCACTACCATATTTCTTTGCAACAAATTTAGTCAAGTCATATTGTGTCATAGGCCAATCATACCACGGCTGTTGCATACTTGCACCATTAGCATATAATACAACCCAATGTAATTCAGAATCACCATAAAATTGATGTGCAACTGTATCTGGTCTATCACCATCTTTTATAATATATTTCACAAAACCATTAGCTGCTCGCACTAATTCATTTGCTTGGTCGTCAGATTGTTTCCAACTATTAGATTTAACAAGAACACGAGCCATGATATTTGTAACAATATCATTTTGAGCATTTGTAGATGTTCTGCGTAAATCATAAGACAGTTTTGGAAAATAAGCAAAGTATGCCATATTAATAACCCCCCTCCCATTCTATATCTTCTGCCATTACCAATTCCTTTTCTTTAAAACCAAGTGACATTGTAATAGCTATTGGAACTCCATTCTCATATGATGTCCAAACACTTTGTGGTGTATAGTTTGTTGTTACCTTATCACAAACACAAGTTTTGATTTTTGGTAAATACTTATTTATTTTATAATCTCTAAAACCCTGCATTGTTAAAAACTTAATCTGAAATTCTTGTGGATTATTCATAAAAGATTTTCCCATTGTACTTCCAACATATGATGGTCTTGTATGTGTACGAAACATTCTAATAATCTTTTCAACTTCTTCAATCTCTTTTCCATTTCGTGGTCGGAACAAAAAATCAAAACTAAACTCTCTGAATGTAATTCCTGAAAACATCATTTCTTCATATGGATTTTGTGCAACACTAAGTGCTGCTTCTAATCCATCTTGTATTCCACCACCTCCAGCAAAAGCACCCGCTAATGCACCAACACCAGTTCCAGCAGGTAGTCCAAGTTTATCTGCTAAAAAACCAATAGTACCACCGATACCAGCACCACCAATTGCACCAGCACCACCAACTACAGCTCCTTTACCAGCACTTGCGGCACTGCCTAAAGAACCACCACCAGTTATCGTATTTTTTACAACATTACCAATTGCTCCTAAAGATTTACCAGCCCAACTTGCACTATTATCAAATTGAATTGTTTGAGGCATATTCAAATATACAGTACCAAGTATGTGTTTACTTTCTTTTTTTGCTTCTAATGCTTTTTGATTGAAGGCTCCTGTTTTTTTACCCGACTCCTTCATACCAGAAATAACTCTTTGAAGATTATTCAAATCAGGTTCTTGGCCGTTATGGTTTTTTTTCCACTTGTCTAATAGTATTCCTTCAGCAAGCTTTATTTGCTCTTCCGGAAGGTCTGGATTTATGGCAGCTTTCGTTTGTTTATAATCATCAATCTCGTTTGCATAATTCTCATAACCTGAACCAAATCTGGATGTCATTGCTTCTCCAATTATATCAACTGCATCTTTTAAACCAATACCTAGACGTTTTTGAAATGTAAAACTAATACACTCTGGATAAAAATTCTCTGGTGATAGGTCTGATGGATACACCAAATGATTTTTTCCAACACTCTCAATAAAAGGTGCAGGCTCATACGCATGTTCTTCTGTCATAGTACTTGTCCCTTAAATGGTTTTTGCTATTTTAGTTGTTTCAAACCAAATCTTTTTAGATGCTGTTCTACCACCTCGTTCAGTTTTAAATCTTTCTGTCGGTACCATGATAGCTAACTCCCAATCCAATGGATGAACTTGAATAATCTTAGACCTAATCTGTTCTGGTCTATATTGTCTATATGATGCCTTTGCCCATCTAAAGGCTTTATTTCTCTGTATTATATTTCTAAACTTTCCAGCCATCAATTTTGTTCTATTATTATATTTAGTATTATTCAAAAACTGAAATGTTCTACCAAGTATAACCGCTCTCTGTTTTGGTGTCATATAATGAAAATTGATACCAGAAAAATTGTTCTGATCTTCATACAACATAAAGATTAGTGGAAATTCATCATATGAACTGTCTGGTTCATCTGGTGAATAACGAAAAAAGTACATACGACCCAATAACATATTACTAATCTTTGCACCACCACTTCTCAACATATTCAATGAACGATAGTTCTGTCCATATGTTAAAGCATGATCTTGATAGAACTCACGAGCAGCTTCACTTCTTTGAATAAGACCTTGTTGTTTTGCCTGTTTATGTGCTTTCTGAAAAAACGATTCTTCTTGTAAAAAATCTATGTGTTGTTGTAAAACTTTACTCACACGAATTTCAGCTTTTGCACCACCTTTTGCTCCAACAACTGTTCGTGCTGTTGATATAGGATCATGTTTAACAGATAACTTTATTATTCTACCACTTTTCACAACAAGTTGTGGAAAACCAAGTGGTGCAAGTAAACGTGTATACATCGTAGCTTCTGCTGCACTAAACTTTTTAACAACTGCCAAGAACTCAGATGATTTTCCTAATGCACTTAATGATTTAAATTTACGACCCAATAAGAGTGAGCCAACCACTTTAAACATACTTCTCAAACCTGGAAACTTTGCAATCATAGCCAAAGCTTTTAATATACGTTTATCCTTTAATAGATTTTCTGCTGAGTTTGGCATTCTTATTATATTTATAAGGGTTCTTTGGAATATCCAGTTCTTTTTCAGTTAAAATAATGAACTCCATACCACGTTTTTCTGCCCATTTACGAGCAGCCTTGAATTTACTCTGATTCACTATAAATCGTTTCAGATCATTCTTATACTTGATAGAGATTCTCTTTCGTTTCTTTGGTGGCTTGCATTGACTAGCAGGCTTCACTTCAATTATATACTTCTTAATCACTCCCTCTGGATTCTGTATTTTCACATAAAAATCAACAAAATATCGTCTGGTTTTCTTCTCAATCTGATTGTAATATGGTATAATAACATTCTCCGAAGCCCACTCAATTACAGATGGATGTCTATCAAGATACTTCATATACTTGAGCTCCCATGATGATCTGTACACAACTTCTTGCAAATCTGCTACATATTTTGCCTTATTATGTACTTTATATTTGCCAACGTGCTTCTGATAATTCATATTAGATGTATAAATATAGTGTGTCACTAGTATTTATAACGGAGAAAGTATGAACATCAACCAAATAAAATCAAATATTCAAAAGGGGTTTGCAAGACCAAATCTATTTCGTGTTAGTATAGCAAGTGTTAAAACACAAGACCAACCAATATTCAGAATAAACTGTTATCAGGCACAAATTCCTGGTAGCAATTTAGCTCTAACAGATAAAGATACTGGTTTTCGTTCAGCTGCATATCATAGAATATATTCTGATATTATTCTTGGTTTTTATTGTAGTGAAGATATGAAAGAGCTAGAATATTTTCAAAACTGGATAGATTCCATTGTTGATCCAACAACCAACCGTAAAGGATATTATAGTTCGGATATATCAGACCAAGAATCTAATGGATATACCACAACA